CTCATCTTCAAAATGAAATGCTTCGTGAAACTCTGACCATTCCTCATCGATCAAAGCTTTTTGAGTCTGCTTCTGATTCCCATTCGTCGTAAGATTGTAAGCTGCCCGGAATTCCTCCGCCTGGTCCATCAATGTCTGGCGAGTAGAGTAGGGTGTTGTCAAGTTCATTCTGTAAGTAGTCGATTGCTTTTTCTAAATCTTTTACCTTGCTGATTTTGTATCCAGCTCGGCAAATGTATTTGATAGCACAGCCAAGGTGATAATTAAGTTCCTGGTCTCTTATGAAGTCCCAGCATTCGATGGTGCCTCGGGTGTAGTAGGCAGGTGATTGGGCCATTGTTTTACTAAGTTAGATACGGTGTTAGCTAAGGCAAAGTTCTGACGTTGTAACGCCATGAATAAAGTTATGATGTCTTCCTTGTCAGCTTTTGGTAGCAAGTCTTCAAGCCTTCTAAGCTTAAAAGATTGCTCCACTGTCGGCTCGATAATCGGCGGCGGGGGTCCAAGGAATGACGGTATGTTCGATTGGGTCATAGTCGTTACAGGTAAGGATCTTTGCTAGTCGTGCATTCATTAAGGCATCGTCTTCTGTTAAGTCTTTGTCTTCAAATGCTTTGACTACTGTTTTCCATGTGTATCCATGCTCTTCAAACAATGCAACTGCCCGCTTGATTCCAATTCCTGGTACGCCGGCGTAGCCATCGGTTTGATCACCGGCCAATGTCTGAATAAGATGCCACTTAGCACCCTCTATAGGGTCAATCGTGGTCAACTCTTTCATGTCATATAGTTTGCCAGGTATCTGTCGAAGATCTTTGTCAGGACTACAAACAATGTTACCAGTATGAGCTGTAGCATAAATGCCGAGAGCATCATCTGCTTCCAACGTTGGTAGTTTGATGACTTCATAACGTTTACCTAGTTCTGTGATAACTCTTTTGTAGCCACAGGGCTTCTTACGATTTCGATGTCCCTTGTAATCGGGATAAATTTTCTTCCTAAAATTCTCAGAGTCACTAAAGAATAGAATTAGTTGTGGCACGTCCCATATAAATTCATTCTTGATTTTAGTTAGGTCACGTTCAACATTCTTCAGTGCTTCAGAGAATCTACTGACTACAGTGATTACATCATCACCCCAATCAAGGTCTTCCTCTGCTCCTGCACAGCTTTTATAAACTGTGTAGTCAGCATCAATGAGTGCTTTCATCAATGCACCTCTGACCAGTCCTTACCTTGTTTCGCTTCGGATTCAATTGGGACACGTAACTTGTAGTACTCTCCAGCTGCGAGACTGCTAAATACCAGGGATGCTGATAAGTCTTCTGCGTGTTCTGGGGTACATTCGTATTGCAATTCGTCATGTATAAATGCGAGTTGTGATGCACACAACCCTGTTTGTTTAATAGTTTGGTTTGTTATCACCATCCACCGCTTTGCAATTACTGCGGCTGATGACTGCAAGAGCATATTCAATGCCTTGTGTGGGCTGTCAACTTTGATGTGCCGTCCATCAATTGATTTGATGTAGCCTTTTTTACTCGCCTCTTTAATGGCTTCAAGTAATTCTGACAGGCCATCAATACCTTCAACAAATGCCTCTCTGATTTCCTTACCTTTCTTCTTAGCTTGTGATTCGCTTAGAAGGGGATCGTAGGAAGTACCGATTTTTTGGTTACCTGCTCCATAGATGAAGGCGTAGGTAATTGTTTTGATAGCTCTACGACTGACTCCAACCTTGTCTGCATTGACTTGATGTATGTCACCGTTGAGGAGAGTTTCGGTAAAAGTATTGCTGTACCTACCAAGATAGTGGCCGAGCAGCCTAAGTTCAATCCCAGAAAGATCGGCACCAACCATGATCTGACCCGGTGTTGCTGTGAACAGTTTTCTGAATTCTTCATCTGATTTACATTGAGCTAAATTTGGATTTCGGTGGGCACATCTGTGCGTTACTGTTGAAACTGAACAGTGGTGATGTATACGATTAGCAGTCGTACATAGCTTGAGCCATGCGTTGGTGCCTTCGGAGATCATCCCCAAGCTCTTCGTAATATCTAGACATTTCAGAAACTCCAAAGCAATCGATGGTCCACCTGATGCAGCCATCTCCCTCAATACAGTCTCGTCGATAATCGGCTTCCCAGTAGTTGTCAGCTGGGTTGGCTTCCAACCATGATGCGTCTGTAATATCCATGAAATGTGATCGCGAGATTGTGGATTTAGTTCTTTGAGGCGTGTGAATGGAGCACCTTCGACATAGCCTTGGGTCCGATTATTTCGTTTAGGAGTAAATACTGATCCCGCAACGAAAGGATACCGGTTAAGTAATAGTTGGTGAGTTTCTTCAAGCTGTTTTCTGAGAGACGATGCAAGTTGCCATGCAGCGCGTTCATCAAAATGCCATCCATGTAATTCTTGTTGAGTTAATATTCGAGCAACGTCGTGCTCTAGCTTGACCCACTCAGGTATTTGTGGAAGTGGTCGCATAATTTGGTGGTTACTTTTACATCTTGTGCGCAGTAGATTTCCATCTCTGGAGACCATTCCTGCCAGTCCGTGCTTTTGCCGAATTCACCTTTGTATTCACCTAGACGATGGCCATAGCTTTCTAATGAATGTCTGCCATACAACGGAAGCGGCATGTATTCTAAGTTGCGCTTCTTATCTATTTCCATCATGTCTGTGTGATACAGGCGTGATAAAAGAAGTGTGTCTAGTACAAGTGCCTGTGGGTTAAACCATGTATACATCTTCTGTATTACAGGCAGGTCGTAGCCAATGATGTTATGGCCAACCAATACATCAGCATCTTCCAGCCTTTGTACTCCCCGAACAATAGGTTCTTTATTACCTTCATTGTTGTAGATGACTGTTGAGTCAGCCTCGCTGTCATAAATAACAAGGCAGTGGATTTTGGTAACATCATCAAGTAGACCGTTAGTCTCCAGATCGAATACGAGCATTAGTCCATTGGTATGTTTTATCTACAAACTGTGCTTTTTTAATTGCTTCAGGTGTAGGTGGGTTAGGTTTAAAAATCTGACGTTGCGTCAAATTCTGCTGTTGCTGCTGTTTCATTAAATTTACAAGTTTCTAAGTCGTATGTCAGTTGGCAAGCTTCACCAACTTCGCCTGAATAGCGATTTTTAAGGACTCGCACTGTCGTAGCATTTCGTTCAGATCCGCTCTGTTGATCTCGCTCGAGTGCAATAACTGCGTCGCTAAGTTGACCAATGCTCCTACTTCCGCGCAAGCTTCTGAGCTGTACCCTTCCGCCTTCTTCATGTGATTGTCCGTTAGGTGGTGTTGTTGTGTGACATACAAGGAATAATGAAATACCTGTGCGTTCGACTAATGACCTTAGTTTTGTCATTGTTGTGTCAATCATGCGACGCTCATCACCCTCAAGTCCACTCAACAAGATGGATAGGTGATCAAGGAAGATGACCTTTGTATCTAATCCAGCCGCCATGTATTCAATGCGGTTGTAGATATGATCAGGGTCGTAGCTACCGAAGCCATCAAATAAATGAAGATTCCAGTTAGCTATTGTTTCGTCAAAGATCTTTGTTAGCTCGCCTCGTTGTTGTTCGCCGAGGTGTAGAGATTTTCTAGCGGCGACTGACATGAGTCCGAGCGCTGTTCTTCTATTAGATTCTTCAAGCGCCAGGTAACCGCACCGCTCGCCTTTGCTGAGAAGGTAAGCACATATTTCTCTGAGAATGGAGCTTTTTCCAACCCCAGAACCTGCAGTAACCGTGACAAGCTCTCCATATCTGATCCCATGTAATAATTTGTTGAGGCCGTTAAATGGATAGTCATGATCAGATGGGGGTGAAGGTGTAGTTACTAGCTCTAAAAGAGTTTTGGCATCAACAATGCCGTCTGGTTGATATTGAGTATGGTTGTATCCAATTACAGCCCTTACTGCTTCTGTATCTCCAGCCTGTAATGCTTCTGAGGCATCCTTGTAATCGTCTAGAAAGCCTATGAAAGCTTTGCCAGGTGGAAGTACAGCAGCAGCTTGTTTAGCGCCCTCACGGCCTGCCTCATCGTTGTCAAAGAATATCACTACCTTGTCGTAGTAATTAATCCATTCATAGTTATATTGGAAAGCTTTTTTGGCTGCAGCCGCTCCATTTGGTATAGAAACAACAGGCCAATTACCTTGCTGACATTCATAGACAGACATTGCGTCCATCTCTCCTTCAACTACGACTAACTTCTTTTCTTTTTTGTGTGTTGTATGTCTGAAGGCATGCATGCCATACAGTGTTTTTACCTCACCCTCGCAATGGAACTCTTTGTCCTTCGTCCTGACTTTTGCTCCGACAGTCTTTCCATCACTGTCGAAATAATAGTGGCGTAAGATCTCTCCATCTCTGTAGGTTTTGAAGAGTTCACAGGTTTTGTCTGATATTCCTCTTGATTGCAGCCGTCTGGCTGATCCTTGAAGCTGTACATTAGACACTTGATGATTGTGGATGTTTGTTGTGTTGCCGTTATTTGTTATTGTGTGGCACTTAAAGCAAAAAGTGTGGCCATCTGAGTACTCACTGTTGGCATCAGATGAACCACAAGTAGGACACGGTATATGTCTTACAAATTCAGACTCTTCATGTGAGCCATTTAAGCGGGATGTTCGCAAAGGAGCACCAAGGTATGTTTAATTTCTCGCAATACTTTGCGTAAGTAGTCTTAGATTTTTTAGATATTGTGTTGTAAGGAGCCTGGAAGACCATACGAAGATCTAACTCAGGATGCTGTTGCTTGACGGCTTTAATCTTCCGCCTGTCTGCGGCATCCCAGTACCCTTTACATTCCAGCACTACACCATTAGGTAACAAAAAGTCTGGGGTGTATAAGTGTGGAATTGTATAAGGTACTTTCTCTGTTTCGTATTCGTAGTCAACAGACAGGTTGCAGAGAAGATCCGCGACCTTCTCTTCAAGTCCTGATCTAAATGCCATCAGTCGTCAATCGCTTTCTCTACGATTTCTTCTACAATCTCTGACACTGCACGACGCATTTCATATTTAAAATCACTGCGGTCTGCTTTATATCTGGTTACTGTAATTCTTGGTAGCTCTACTGTGAGGTTTGCCTCATACAGTCCTAGCTCTTCATTCTTACTTGTTTCGTATTCAAAAATCATTGTCGTCCTCCTCTTCAACGGTTGTATTTGGTACTACGTTAGGCATCATTGATTTATATCCAGCTGTTGTGCCAAATAGATCAATAACTTCCTCAGTAGACATATCTCCTACATCTACACCTGCTGATGTTGACAGGGAGACAACCTGAATACCTTTCAGTTTCAAGCTAGTGCCATAGGTGACACCATCTCGCAAGATATAAGGCTTTTGAAATAGTGCAAGTTTTACTTTCGATCCACTAAATAGAGGAAGACGTTCATCAGTAATGATGGTGCCATCGGTATCTACTACAGGTGGACGAGTATCCTCATTCCAAGAGAACTTAACTTTATATTGTCCTTCATTCATTTCTTCCCAAGGTTCAGGCTTAAGTACCGAACGCTTTGGATTCTTTAGTTTTGACTCAGCCCACTTAAGGGATTCAGCTCGATCTTCTTCTAGTGCATCAATCATTGACTGATCAACTAAAGCTCCAAGTGAATAGCCAAACTTAGAAGGTGTCATTACAGCTTGGTATCCTTCAAGGACAACAGGCTCTGGTGTTACAAATGTGTTGCGTGTCATTAACAGAAAAAATATTTGGATTCAATTACAGACTCAGGATTTAGTGAGCCTATAATCGGCGGTTTTGTTTCAGCTCCTATTTGATTAGCCCAAGACGTTAAATAGTCTTGTTCTGCAAATAAATGCATGTATGTTTGACGAACAATGGCTGAAAGAACACCCATGTCAGTAGCACGACAAAGTACCGAGTCGTGTATGAGGGCCAACGGAGCGTTGAAGCGTATTGCAGATAGGTGGAGAAGGCTTGCATCTAGTGAATGAATTAGGTTGGGTGCAGTTGCATTTTTATGGTGCGACTTATCAACTTTGTCTCCTTCTTCTGTAGCTACTTTGACCTGACATCTACCTAGTAGTTGTAGCTCAATAGTTTCTACTATTGGTTTCATTAAACGTTGAGTAACAATAAAGCCTGATGGAGTACACCATTCAATCTCTGTTTCTCCGCGATCAATGGCATTGCTTACCTCTTCTTCAATCCATTTCATAACTTTCATCGGACCTTTGACAACTACTTTCATAGCTTGTCTTACAGCATTAACTGTTGCTGTTAAATCCTCCTTCTCAACTTCAACCCCTTTTTCTTTTAAGGCTTCACGTATGTAGCCTCTATTTGAATAAGGTTTTGCGTTGTATGGGATTGTCATCACTGTCCGTTTTGTAGTCTTCCTATCCATAAATGGACGGATAGACTCTGGAACGTTTGGTTTAGCTTCTTCAGCGACTACTTTGTATGCATCTTGTGGCTTCTCACCAGGCAAGACATTAACAAGTTTTGCTGTACTGGCATCCCTAGCGAGACCCGCAAGGATTTGCAATCCTGAACACGTTGCATCAACGGCAACAGGTAGGTTTGTGTAGTTTCTATCACACAAAATGCAAGTATGATAATACTCATGACAAGCGGCAAGGAATTGCCAAGGCTCGTCAATTTTTTCCCAGTCTGAAAGGTTTCCAATAGGATCCGTTGCAATACGTGTGATTAGTGCATGATTGTGAAGTGTCCATTTTTCACGATCTTTCATGGTATCTTTATCCTTACCGGCAGTCGTTGCTACTTGAAAACGTAGCCATCCTTCTGCTTCATAAGTCATCATTGACTGTTGTGCAAATAGTAATAATGACTTGCCAAAGTCAGTATCTTGTGGAGTCAAGAATGCCGGGATTGGATAAGCTCTTCCCCTATAGTCAAAGCTCCAAGGAATAAAGAACTTCTCTTTATCTTTGAACACTTTGACTGCGTTCATGGTCATACGTGTTCGACATGACCGTTTAAATTGTTGAGCATTGATGTTCATTACATCAGCTGCTTTTCTTCGATAGTCCTTGCGAGAATCAAAGTTCTCTGCAATGTCTAACGGCTTATTAGGTAGAGGTAGTTCTACAACAGGGACAAACTTACCAATGGCAATACCACGTTCTTGTAGCGTTTCTGCAACGTCAACAATGAATGGATTAAGTGTGTAAGCAACCTTCTGAATATGATTCAAAAAGCTGATCGGTGTTTCTCCCTGTATAAGGCAGGGTGCTGACCTACGCACCATAGGGTTCCCTTTCATTATCTCGTTTAAGAGATATCCGCCTTGCCTTTCGTTAGTCCAGTCGTTTGGTTCAATGAGCATTGGCCAAGCAAGAGGGCTGAATAACTCAGCAGTTGCCATTACCTTGTCTCTGATTTTCAGAAATTCAGGGGTAGGGACAATGTACTGGTGTGTTTTACGCCCCTCTCTCACAAGTTCTTTTTCAAACCATCCTTCAGAAGCCTGAATGATGCAGTCAAGTAACCAACCGCCTAACTTAATTCGGTTGCTTATGCCCCAAGCTTGCCAATGTGCAACTTCATAGCGCTTCATCAATGTTTTGATGACTACTACCTTCTGGTCAGTGCCAATAGCTCGGTGCCAATAGTTCTCCTTTAATACGTGTAGAAGACCAGGGCATTTGGCTTCGTAATGGCGGATGGTGCATTCATCCTCAATAGCTTTACCAATGGCATCAGTGACGTTCTGAAGCTTGTTCGCTTTGGGTTTGCTTGAGAACACCTTGTCAAAAGCCACTTTGCAAGCAATGGCAGCCGCTGCTTCAGGTTCGATGTCAGCCAGGTACTTTTTGATGACTACAAAGTCTTTGCCAACCATCCCGCGTTTTGCTCTGGCAGCTGTTCCTTTGATTTGCTCAATAGCCTTTGGCAACAGCTCTTGGATGGAGCTACAGCCATAGACAGAAGCACTTGCATACTCTTTGTCCTGAAGCTTGACGGTGTTGTCTCTAAGGCGTTCTAAGCCTTGTCGCATCTGTTCCCTTTCGAGCTTGATTTGCTCATCGATTTGGGCTGGTGTTGGCATCTAAATAATTTGTGCTAGACGCACTAGATCTCTGTTTTTTCCCTATTCACTTGTGGATAAGACTGCAGCGCAGTGAGTGTGGCTGATGCGTTCATGTTCTGTCCGCATGTGAACCGGTAAAAACACGCCTTTTTAAGTCGCGTGCGTCTACCGATTCCGCCACGCCCCCACTACGTTTTCAGTCTATCTGAAGAGGGGTTTTTGAAGCTTGACGAGGGTGGTAGCCCTGGTTTTTTGCTTCGATAGTCGCAACTAGAGTTGGGACAATAAGTCATGATCTTGGCTGTTGTTTTGGCTGTAGTAACCCTCAGTCACAGTGATTGAAGAGTGACCAGCCCAACCTTTGACCTTCATGGAAGGCGTACCAGCATTTAATGCCCAAGTGATGAAGGAGTTCCGAAGAGTCTTCCAATAGTGGGATTCAGTGATGGTGCGGTCTTCATGGTTCATGCGCCGTAGTACATGCTTCCATCTGCGATGCAGATTCCATTGGTTAGGAAACTCATCAAAGATGATGTCGTGATACCCACGTTCTGTGCCTGTCCGTGACTTAAGCAGTGGCGTCAGTCTTGGATGGATAGGAACCTCGCGATAGTTGCGGCCTTTGGTTCTAGTGGCTGCTGTACCGCCAACCAACATGACGTTGTTACGCCAGTCAATGTCGTCAACATGCAATCGCCTGCATTCAGCTTGCCTCAAGCCGCTGTAAGCACTTAACTCAATGGCTTGTGCTAGTGGATCATCACCACGTTCACGGGCAATCTGTATTAAACGGTCAACCTGTTCTTTTGAATAGAACGGTGGTCGTCTGCGTTTACCTTCTTTGAGTTTCTCAATGACAGGTACGCCTTGTAGATAGCCACTCCTAGCGCATAGCGTTAGTACTTTTTTAACTGTAGAGATTGCACGGTTAGCTGTGCTTGTACTGTTCCCAGTACTTTCAATTAACTCGGCAATAGTCTCATGAACAAAGTCATGATTAATGTCCACAAGTGGAGGGTCACCCCAAATGTCTCTTAGCTTGTAATAGTTTCTGATGTTGTTCTGATTACCTGTAGGTAGTTCAGATTCACGCCATGTGGGTAGTGTTTGAAGGGTGTGATTGAAGCCTTGAGAAAACTTACTTATTTTCTGGGGCTTCTTGTATTCCGTTGCCGGAATGATTGTGAAGTCCATTTAATTCATTTAGTAGTTCGTTTTTAATGCGAACACCAAGCGGTGTCAGTCGTAGTTGTAATCTACGTTGATTGAAAGGGTCTACCTCCTTTGTGATTAGGTTGAGCCCCGCTGTCTTATACCTATTCTGACTACATAAGTAATCAGTGTTCCGACTGCCTGATGCAGTGCTTAGTCCTAAGTCTTGCTCCATTTGTGCTTTGTGGCATTTGTCGTGAGAGCAGACATAGAGAAAGCATTGCAGTGCTTGTAAAGGCATATTGCCTTCACTAGCTAACGATCGAACAATTTCAATCGCCTTGAAAACGACAAGGGCGGCGTCGTCGGTAACGAGTCCCCTTAGCGGGTCCATGGTGTAAGGGTTTGGGACCTCCACATTCTAACCTGATTCTCCACAAGTGGATAGAGACATCAGTAAAGGATTCCTTATCGATGCCGAGGTAGAAGTCTCCAAAAGAGAGGATGTTCATGGGTGCGTCCTTGGTGTGACCCTTCAATTAAACAACAGGTTTACTTAAGAAGAGTGAGTTTGATTCTCATTTTCGATCAATAAATGTTTGTAACGATCATCGATTACCCAGTTCTGGGTATACAAACCGGTACGACATTGCAGTGTGTAAGCACAACACCTGCATTTAAAACCGAAACATTCTTTACCAGCGCGTTTATCAATTGATATGCTTTCGTTGTGAAGTAGATCACGCGCAAATGAACACACGGCTGCTGAACCATGGATGTGTGACCGTGACATCTCTTCAAGTGCTTGGGAGAGAGTCATACCCCATTTAGCTGCATACAATTTCAACGCTTGTGCATCTGAATCTGAGAGCTGTACGACCATGCGCTTCAATACGATGCACCAATTGCATAGGTATAAAAACGATAATCATGCTTGGTTCCAACTGTGCACGATACGCGGAAACAACACTCAACTAAGTTTTATCACATGTGTATCATCTGATACCTGTGCGTCCATGATTGTGAGCAGTTCATCTTTATGTGGGTGCATCAAAACCTCCTCATAGAGAGTATCAACCAAAAAATTAAAGGTCGAAGTCTTCATAGAGTTCTGGTTCTTTGTTTGTTGCGGGGCCGATGTAGTGCTGGTGCTCATGTGTAGTGACGCAGATGTCGTGTGTTTTTGCTTTGCAGAGTTCTAAAAGCTTTTTATCAGCTGCTTTCACTCGCTTGTAGACAAACTCTTTGACCTTTTTTGTTTCAAGATGTGTTGTTCTGATTAGACAGCACACATCAGGTGGTAACTCCCAACCGGATACTTTCCAGTCCATTACCTCAATAAATAAATGATCTTCAAAGAGTTCTGCCGGTACTTCGCTGTATTTCTTCCAATTATTTGGAAAATACTTTTTACGTTTGCCGTTACCATTCATCGAGTATCCTCACATTGATTAGTTTTGTGTGCCTGTCTTCGGACAATTCCAACGCTGAATAGGCTGCGTCCATGGAATCGGCGGCTAAAATGTACATTTTCTCACCGCTAGACAGCGTAACTTGATACTCTTTGGGTGATTGTGGAGTTAAGTTATAGTTTAGGTTTTCTTCTGCGTGCTGCTCTAGGTGTTGCAATAGGAGGCTCCGGTTGGTTGAATGATTCGCGATTCCTTAGTTCACGATAAATAGGTGCCCACTTGTGGTCAGGGTAGTAATGCAAAAAACAACTGATTGCATTCTTGATGAAGTAATCGTCGTCTAATGATTTAGCGAGTGGTTTGTCTGTGTCCATGTTGTTTGTTGATACGTTGCAGAGCTTTGTCTTTAGTCTTGAGATAGTTGATGAATGCTGGGGTCATTTCTTTCCGTAATAGCGTGAGGTGATACGATTAGAGCGCTGATACACTGTTGCTGTAGCAAATAGCCCTACCATTCCAATAATGGCTAGGATGAT